GTCTAAATTGTCTATTTAGTCAAGTCTAGACAAAAATGTCTACGACTACCTGGGGGGGGTAATACTGAACCCCCCCAGGTCATTTTTGAAAATGAGCAATGGAAGAGCCAAAGGTTGGTGCTTTACCATCAACAACCCAACAGGTTGGGATGACGCAGACATCTCAACGCTCAAGCAAGCCACGGTTTATGGCGTTGTTGGAAAGGAGACTGGCGAGGAGGGAACGCCTCACCTTCAAGGCTTTGTACGCTTCAACTCCCAAACGCGCTTTGAAAGACTCAAGCGATTGTTGCCTCGGGCACATTTGGAGCCACAGCGTGGTTCTACCCAACAAGCTGCTGAGTACTGCAAGAAGGACGGCGACTACATTGAATGGGGCGACATGCCAGGCGAACAACGGAATATGAAGGACCGTTGGCGTTTCATCATTGACAAGGCGGAAATTGGAGACTTCAACGCCATCAAGGACGAGTACCCTGGCGAATACCTCAGATACTTCGACAAGATCCGTTCTTTGCATCAACGCCCTCTCTTCCGCATTCCGGACTTGCAAAATGAATGGTGGTACGGCTCTACCGGTACTGGCAAATCGAAGAAGGTTTGGGAAGATTATCCGGAGCATTACGGCAAAATGTTGAACAAGTGGTGGGACGGTTACCAAGACGAAGAAGTTGTGGTCATTGAAGAATGGTGCCCTAAGAACGAATGTACTGCAAGTGCTTTGAAAATTTGGGCTGATCGCTATCCATTCAATGCCGAAATCAAAGGTGGGTTGTTGAAAAAAATACGTCCTAAAAAATCATTGTGACGTCTAACTACTCTATCGACCAATGTTTCGAAAGATCCGAAGACCGCGAACCGATTAAAAGACGTTTTAAGCAAGTTCATTTTCAAAGATTTCCTGACTTTGATGTAGAAGCTTTATTAAGTTCTCCTTAATTTTTTCTAATATAAACATCGAGGTGTGCGTGCAACTCTACTCGTTTGACTTGCGGCGCGGCTTCCAGCCGCACGCGACAGCGCCGCAAGTCAAACTTCAAACATTAATTTTTATTAACTAAATTAATTTTGAAGTTGGACTAATTGACGATCATAATATTCTACTCTATATTCAATATGTATTCCAAGGGTCACAGCTGGAGGATTAACAACTCCATCAATACCGGTAATGCCAATCGTAAATATAGCCTCGCGCTGGGGATTGCCACCAGTACCGGATCCACCTGTTGCTCCAGCCAACTCTAAATCATTCGGCGAACATCGTAATAACTTCGCAATTTTGCAAGTCATAGTAAGGCCCTGAGGCCTTCCTAATGTATTAGGCATAACATATCGCCACTTCACATTACTTCCTTTCTCTTCAATAGCATTACGCATATCATTAGGAAAATCCGTTCCTTCATCTTTACACAACATTAGCCGATACGCCATTGACGGGACATCTGTGTGACCCGTACCAACATCATCAGGAATAACTCCACCAAATTTTGTTTCCAATATTTTTACTTTGATCTTAGAACTAATTACACGGTATTTTTGATAAAGCTGTGAATAATTGTCATGAAACATCGGCTGGTGACCAATGCCCGATAAATCTGGATCATATAAACTATTGGCCCGAAACTGATGATAAGTGTTTGCGACACCTAGCGCATTAATCTGCGGATCAAGAGTAACTGTATCATAATATACAAGATTCGTGCGCAACTGATTAAGAGACATGACGTTCCTATACAATCGCCAACGTCTACTTCTTCCGTAGCGACTACGTCTAGCCATACGCAATCGTCCCACTTGTGCTGCGCGACGCATCCGACGGGTTCTCCCATACCTTCCCGCAACACCCAAAGCTCCCCGTCGAAAACGTGACGTGCGTGGCATTTGTTATTTTTAAAAGTGATATATTACAGTACGTACCGTACTATGTCTAAATTGTCTATTTAGTCAAGTCTAGACAAAAATGTCTACGACTACCTGGGGGGGGTAATACTGAACCCCCCCAGGTCATTTTTGAAAATGAGCAATGGAAGAGCCAAAGGTTGGTGCTT